TCGCAAATGGAGCTACCCCGGGAATGAACTGTGCTATCGCTAGTATCGGGGCGAGCTTACCAAGATCGCTGCTCGATGCTCCTGTAGTATAAAAATATGGAGTCCCATCCGGACCGAATTGGACGCGATACCCCGTATTGCCCTCGCCCGCGAAAGTGCCACCCCAAGCGTTGCCAGTTTGGCGTTCGCTGTAGGTATTCGGCACCTCTTGCTTGGTCTCCTTATTGCCGTATACTTTCTGGCCGGTATCGATCTCCAGCACACCGTTTTTGACTTTTTCTTTCTCGGCGGCTGTAAGAGGCACGAATACCGAATAGTCACTGGTTACGTACCCATCCCCGGATTCACGCGATTCTTGAACGGTCTTGAAATACCCCGGCTCTCCACTACCCGCAACGAACACATTTTGCGTTTGGCCCGTCGAGTTACCATATTCATCCAGAACTTCTTTGGTCTCGTAGTGCCCAGTGGTGACTGGGACTTTTTCGACCCTGTTAAATTCGCCGAATTGCTTGATGTCAGTAATGCCAATGCCGGACAGAATCCTAGCCATGTCTTTAGCATTGGCTTCAGCCGAGCCGAATCCTTGACCCGTCCACTTGTCCGTTATTTTCTGGCCGAGAATTTGGTTCGCTAACGCATCCTGCGCTGCTTCTTTCGCCGCTTGCGGATTATTTGCACCCCAGTCCGGCTCAAATGTCCAAGGGATGCTCACCCCGCCGTACCCACTAAAGCTCAGGCCCGGCATGTTTGCAGTGTCGGGGGTGGAGGCAGCGACCGCGTTGGGCAATACCGGTCCCACGAGTTCGGCTTGCCGAAGAGCGCCAAGGGTGGGGGCGCTAGTGTCCCCGACCAACGCTGGCAATACGACACTGGGATCGGAGAATAGGTTCGCAGAACTCGCGGCACCAGAAGTCCCCGGTAGTGGTGGTCCTACAAATGCGGCTTGCTGAAGAGCGCCAGTATCCGGTACACCCAATTGCGTGATTTCTGACGCCAGATCAGCGTCGGCTTCGAAGTCGTAGTACTGCTCGCTGCCCAGCGGATAAGGATTTTTGCCGAAGAATTGCATATCAGTTCACCGCAGGGTTAACAGCGTTCACAAGTTCCTCGGCCCACTCCCGCCAGTCATTGAACTGATAGGGTCCGGGGATACCCTCATTGGTGAATACATCGATCGCTTTGAGGCCCGCACCCCATTCTTTCCAGTCGGTACCAGCATCCGGTATTGAAAGCTGCTGCGGAGCATAAAGCTCGCACATGAGGCAAGCCCACGACTCGAAAGTGTGGTATCTTGGGTCGTAGACCTGAGCGGGGTTAAGAATACCAGCCATTAGTACGGTCTCACATCGCCGAAGTCTGCGTCGAGGATCACGCGCCCCAGCTGATAATCACCACCGGACACATTCGACACGAATTTCAGTCGCAATTCGCGACGTTGCTCGCGCATATCGATCTTGTTTGTGGTCGGGTCGAACGGATAAGGCCCACTGGTCTCATCCGTGGACTGCGCGAAAGGTCGACCAGTAACGTACAGATTCATCTGGCCCGATTGCACAAAATCCGGCTCGACACGCTCCAAACGGAGCCATTTGTTATCGCCCACTGATGAAGGCGAGGATGGCCCACCCGACACCCAGCCCAGATCGTTGGTCTCGAAATACGACTCGATCGCCAGTGCTGTACCTCCCACCACCTTGTCCGTGCCGATCTCGTTCTGGAACAGCGATACAAAGTTCATCAGCGTAGACACGGTGAGCACGAACCCAGCGCCACCAGCGATGGAAGCGGAGAGGGTGTTGCCGACCGCGTAATTAACTCCGTGGCCGTTGATCACCACGCTTGTTACGACACCACCGGCGACGGTGATGTTGGCCGTAGCACCTGTGCCAGCACCCCCGGTCAGCGGCTTATTGGTGTAGGTCCCATTCGTATACCCGGAACCCGCGTTGGTGATGGTGGCAGTTAAGATACCACCGGTAGCGTTCAAATTCCAATCCGCCGCGATCGGGTAATGGAACACTTGCGAAAAGTATCCGGCCGAACGCTGAGCGCCAAGGGCTTCACCAGCATCGTACCAGCAATTCTCGCGCACGTTGTAAATAATCGCGTCAGTGCACTCAGTAGCTTCGCCACGCGGATAGAACCACCAGATCTCGCCGAAACGAGGAACTTTGGATACCCACACTTTTTCGCGCTGCGCGTAGTTGAGATTATCGAAGAAGTAGTTCTGGTTAAATGTGTTAGGGATCTCTTTAACCACACCATTGTATAGCAAGAACCGGTCGACGCCACACCAATAGTACACACCGTCATACTCAATGACGGACTGCGAGGACAGAATCGAGGACTGACTCGAAATCAGGTCGTAGCGCCAGAACTGCGGAGGAGTGCCGACGCCGCCAATATAGGACACCCGAATCAGCGAATCCAAGCTCCAGAAAAGACCGGACGGAGCATTAGAACCGCCGCGCACCGGGAGGCCCTGAACGACTTTGCCAGTAGCTACCGACACCTCGTTAGCGTCGGCCGAGACCCAATCCCGCGCGTTACCAGCGGAGCAATTCTTAATTAATCCACTATTGCCGTAGACGAACACATAGGGGTGAAGCGTCACTACACCACCGGACACCGAGATGTTGTTGTCGAACGTCAGGGTGATGGAAGATCCATTCGCAGTGGCTGGCGCGGATATGACCAACGCAGTGGTCGTGATAGACACAACGGTAGCGCCGGAAGGAATGCCAGTACCCGAGACCGACTGACCAGCCCCAATCAGTATATTGGCTGTGGACAGCGTTATATTGGGCGACCCCGACGTAATCGTAGCCGCCACCTGCGTAAACACCCCAATCGGACTGAGGCTTGTACCGGTGACAGATCCGCCGAGAACCGGTGTATTGACGTTGTTGTCAATTAATGCTAGATTCTGCCCGGGGTGCGCTAGCAGCAGATTGTCGCCAGAGCCACTAACGTCGTAGAACGTGTCGAATTGCCACAGATTGTAGCCGCTTGGCGTGAATCCGGTTAATGTGAAGTCAGTAATACCGGAACCAACACCGCTGTTGTTAATAGGTAGAACTTGCAAACCGCCAGAGTAACCACTGAACACGTTGTTGAAATTCTGCTGCGGATTGAGGTAAATACCGCGAGAAGGCCCCGCCAAATCGTTTACGATCTCTCGATAGCCGCCGACTTTGCGAGGACGACCGCGCTGAAAGCGCACCCAGCGGCCAGAATTGTAAAACTGTTTATCGAACACAGTACCATCGCGCTGAACGCCGGGTTTGGTATCAAGAGCGAAGACCTTTTTGGTCATGTGAACGTGCCCCCTTGAATACCGCCCGAAAACGTCCCAGTACCGGTGACCGAGACGCCAGTGGAGGTCACGCCTACGCGCTTGGTGCCCAGCACAGAGATAGCGAGCTGACCAGCGGATGGTCTGTAAATACCGGTGCTCGTCTCGCCCGCGAAGTTCAGCGATGGGGTTCCAACCGTGCCATCGACCAAGCTTACCGAGGAAGCACCAGCTTGAACGGTGTTGGCGTTGAAAAAGTTAGTACCGTCGCAAATCAGAGTCGCTTGTTGCCCGGGAGGAATTACGGCGCTGTAGCCGAGGCCGGTGGTTACGGTGAACGTAAACCCGTTATCGGTAACTTGATTCGAAATCACGTACAAGTTCACGACCGGTGGAAATGTGACTGTCACATTACTTACAAGGTTACCCACATATTCCTGAATATTGTTCGCAGCTTCGTTATTGGTAAGCGTCACCACACCACCTGTCACGTTTTTGGTCAATACCGTAAACGCGAATTGGGAGCTAACGCCGTAACCAATTGTTACGTATCCAGTGCCGGTACATACAATGAACGCAGACTCGGATGGGTTGAACGTCTTGGAACTATTGCCGTCGATTAATTCAGCGCCGGTGCAGGTGATGGTGAAAGACCCGGAGCCATTATTCTTGAATAGTGTGAACCAGTTGTTACCAAGCGTTGCGGCTGCGGGTAGCGTTGCAGCACCCGAACCGCTTGACCACACCCGAGTCTGCGCACGATCAGTAGCAGCGAAAGTAGTTCCGGTAGTGATCGCCGCGCTTGGATGGCTTTGGTTCAGCGTCGTCCCACTCGCTACCAGCCCGTACCCGGCAAGCGTCGCTGCGTCGGCCGAAGACGATCCGGTACCAAATGCAATGTTGCCCCACGTACCTTGAGCGTTGGGGTTCGTGGTAATGTAAATGTACTTGGATTCGCCCGCCGCGACCGACACGATGGTATTCGTGCCAGCGTAATCTTTGACCGTGAAGGTGTTGGACCCAATATTGCGGATGAGCGCATCGTTGCCCACCGAAGCCTGATTCGCGGGGGGCATATACATGCTCAGACCCGCAGAGCTGGCCGTTACTTGCATGATCCGAGCGGCGTAATCAGTGTTGGTCGTACTGTTGCTGGGCCAATTCAACTGCACATTGGTGGTCAAAGTTACGGCTCGATAGCTGACATCCGTCGGCTGAATCACATCACCGGTGAAAGGACTGACGTAGCTCATGAATCCACCGCAATCGCTTGACGATCGGCCACGCGGAGTTTATCCTCCTCAGCCAGCGTGTTCATTATGGCATCGTATTGTGCTTGCCACATTTGAACGCGTTCGTCGTTCTTTAAAAATGGCATCGCTTGCAGGAGCGAACCATAGAGGAGTGCCTGCGGAGCATAAATCGTGAACCAGTTGGTCTGGTTCGATGAATCCAGCGGCTGAACACGCTCGTAGTACAGCACCTCGAAAGCGTAAGCCGCGTTGGGGGTGGGGGCCACTAGCCAGTTCGTGTAATCGTAGTCCGCGTAGTATTTGGGGATATCGGTAGCCGTGGGATCGGGGGCATAGTTCCGGAGGTATTCGTACTTGCGCAAGAGCACCGGCTGGCGCTCCCCGGCCACCGTGATGTTCATCGACACTGTCTTGTGCCACCTAGCGGGCTTCGCGATCACCGCATTATTCGCCACCATGTTGCTGGTGTTAACCGTCAGATTGCCAAGGAACTTGATCTTAGACGCGATCACCTGCTCGGCGAGCATGATGAAGAGTGGAATCTTGTCGAGGGTCGAGGCGTCGTTGCGCTCCAGATAGGACTGGATATTTTCAACGAGTGAGTCGTAAGTCATCACCGACGCGGCAGTCATATAAGTCCTTCACACGAATGGCAACGTTGGACGAAATTATACCATGTCTTTAGCATTTGGTCAATCCAATGACGGCCTCACGCAAAGGCTCTCGTCCCGGTTTTGTCAATTATCAACGCTTGACGACGGGGGGTCGCGCTAGGGGTATTGGGTACACTGATGTGGGTCCAGCGGTCGAACTCCCGAATTATCTGGTCGTACCCCAGCCCGCTTGCGATTACCGCCCGAACTACTTGGTCGGGGGTCATAGCGGGTACACGAATGTCAGCAGCGCAGCCGAGGCGATGCTGAGAAGTATCTTTAGACCCCACAGCATCATTGACAGCCTTTGATCGGAAAGCCGAATTAACCATGATGGGCTTGCCTCCAAGTACTTTTTTGATGTCTTCAAGAAACGCCGCGAGACGTTTGAGGTTTGCAAGTTCTGATTCATTTGGCGTATTGTCGAATTCGCGATGATCCGTATGGGTCAACTCGTCGAGGGTGAAGTGTTCAGTCAGGTTCATGTCAGTGCTTGTGTGAGTTGCCGAAATAATACGACAGGATCAGCATCGTGGCCGCATCCAGAGAGCCGAGCATGCGGATAACAATCTCGCGCATATCCGAATGTATCGGGATTTGGTGCGTAAGCAGCGTGTAGTTAATAAGCGCCCAGAGAGCGAAGACGCCTACGGCCAGCAGCGGGGTGACCATCTTGCTGTACCAAGGCGCTGCGGTGCTGGTAGCAATCTCCAACTCGCGCTTCCGGGCACTGTCCCGGTCGGCGGCGTCGAGCCTAGCGTATTCCAGCTCTAGTTCAGCCAGCTTCTGCGCGGCCTGTGGATCACCGGCGATAGCCTTTGCCACGGCTTCGACAGAATCAGCCACGCCAAATTTAGCGGCAATAGCAGCGACAGCAGCGCCACCCAAAGGGCCAGCAACAGCGGTAGCCAGAGCAGGCGCAGCGCCTTTGAGGAGAGAAAGTAATTCATTCATATTAACCTTTCATCTTGTAAATAATGAATTCGAACGTGGCCCACCCGATAAACCCAGCGGCGACGAAAGAAGCAAACCCGATCAGCAGCACTTCTACAAATTCTGCCAGTTCTTCACGCCTCTTCTTCGCAGCCTCTTCAGCCTCCCGCTCTTCGCGGCGTCGCTCCGCTTGGATGTGGTTGTACTCGGCTTGTATGGACTCCCACACGTCGCCTTGGCCCGAGTAGATCAGTTGCTCCTTGAGCTTCTTTTCCGCATCCCGCAGTGCCTTGGCTTGCATCACAGTGTCTAAGGCTTGGCCCATATCTGAGCGCTTCTTCTTGCCCTTGTCTTGCACCGCTGCCTTGGCCACGGTGTCCCGCATTTCGAAGAACTTAATCAGGTCGCCGGAGCACTCCTGCAAGTCCTTACCCATCTGGATTGCTTCTTGGACCCCAGCGATAGTGCTTTTGGCTAGGGCAAACGCCGCACTGATGCTGATGGGGTCAAGCATATCCGATTCTATATCCCAAGCAATTTTTTAACGAACTCGGCGGCGACTCCCGGGCCAAGAAGCACTGCGGCGATGGTAACATAGAGAAGTATCTCGATGTTTTTCATGCGCTTTTTTCCGCTATCCAGCGATTCATTAATTCGCTCGTAACGCTGTGCGCAGATTGCTTCGTGTACCGACAATTTAGTCTCCACCGAGTCCATAATTTACCTTAGTTAATCGCCTCGATTTCGGGCTTGGCTTCTAAAGCATCCTTCAACATCCGAAAGAAAGCGTCGCGACCTACTTGCAATTGGTCCACATTAAACCGTGCCGAGTCCAATTTACGATCCAAGTCGGCAACATGGTTGAGTAGCATTTGCTGCTGCTGCGTCATGTCTTCGTACTTGTACTCCACACCGTCGATAGTCACAGGGGTCTTTTTTTCGTTTCCCATGATATTTCCTTTTAAGTGCCACCAAAATCGGGTGGTGGCTTCCCGTTATGCCGTAGCCCAAGGCAGTGGTGTGTTTTCAGGCGAGACAGGAGGGGTAATCATGCTGTCGATCTGGCCTTGCACACACGCCTGTGCGCTTGCGATTTGATCTGCGGGAATCCAGCCCAAAACAGTGGCTTCGGTAAGCTGGCTGTAGGGAATAAAGGTGCTGGACTGATTGCTGTCAAAAATGGTGTTGCCACCGATTGATGCAGTGTGAGAGCCGTCCACGCCTGTGACTTGCCAAATAGCGTTGACCACATAGTTGGGGTCAGGCTGTTGTACGGTGTACATCGCGGTGATGGTGGTAGTGAAGGTGGTCATGATATTTCCTTTGGATTAAGCGATGCCTGCGGCTGCAAGGCGTTTACGGAGGGATTGAATCTCAGCCCACATCACAGGGATAAGGGCGCTTGCGTCCATTTGCTGATATACAGGCTTGCCGTCAGCATCAACAGCGTCTTTTTCACCAGTGTGTGCGTATGCTGGTGTTTCGTGAGCAATAAACATTGGGCGCTCTTGTGTAGCGTCCTTCATCTTGCCCATGTAAACAGGAACAGAGTCAATCAATGCGCCGCTGTCTACCACAGGGCCGATAATGTCTTTGGCTCGGTAGTCAGAAGTGACGTTGTACGCAACAAGTCCAGCGCCACGGTTGTATGAAATTGAGCC